TTGGGTAGCCATAAGACGTGCAATGTGGTCTTCTAGATCTGGACCCTCAATATTGTCTTCAAGAGACTCTGATGAGAGTTCCCAGTCAAGACGAAGCTTGCGTGTTGTCAAAGAAACCTTTGAAAAAGTTGCAGCTGCGTTTGTATATGATGCATTTTCTGTTGCGCTCACGTAATCACGTGGAGCATCTTCAGAAGCTACAGTCATAATTCTTTGACCGACTGAAACACGATCAATTTCAGTTGTATTGCTACGCATACGGATTGTACGTGAAGCCTTTGCCAAAATAGTCGCATCCCACATGTAATCTAGGAAACGGTTAGCTTGATCTGGATATAGAAGTCCAGCTCCGCTAAGTGTAGAAGTGTCTGTTGACGCTTGTACTCCGCTTGCACCGAGATTAGTTGTATCAATTACTTTTTGTAATAGTTCATTACTCATTTTTTATTTCACCACCTTATTTTATTTATAGATTTTTAGTTAAGCTATTAACACCGAGGAAGTGTCCTTGCCATATACTTTTTTGGATATTTTCTTGCTCCAATGAACCGTTAAGATCACTGGACTTCTTAACTGCTGTTGCGGATTCAAATCCGTTCAGCTTATTATCAACATATTCAATTTTTCCGTACATTTCCGTAATTGATTTGTTAATTTCTTCATTCTTAGCCTTGATATCATCAATCGCTTTTGACATTTCTGCCCTTGTTTCCTCAACAATACGATAAACATCTTGAACTGTCGCTGCATGAGTTGCATAATTCTTTTCAATAGAATCATTAAAGAAGGTCTTAAGGTCAGTTACCATCTTTGTGAAATCAAGTGTATCCTCAACCTCTGAAATAGCAACAGCTTTTTCAATTGCTTCTCCTGCATCAACCGCTGGTGCTTCTATAACTTCTGTTACTTCTTCAACAACTGGGATTTCAACTTCAGTAACTTCTGTAGCTACCTCTGCGTTTGTTTCTTCTGTCATTTCATTACCTCCTTCATTTTTCTTAATAGTCGCCTCATCAACTGTGATAGGCGAAACCTTTTTTGTTTTATTTTGATCTGGATAAAGATTAATTGCTGAACTAGTATCAATTACACTATTTGGTGCTGCTGTTTCTAAAGCAGCATGAGTTGAAGTTGGAGCATCATCTTTCTTAAAATAAGAATCAATTACTTTTTCAATTGCTTCAAACTTTTCTGAATCTGCTTGCTCAACCCAACCTACGTTTGTCATTTGATCTCCGCATACTGAGCAATTCTTTTGAATTTCAATAGATGTTGATGCAACTTCATCTTCTTTACACCAATAAACATTTTCTAATGTCATACCCTTTGCCATCTTTTGAATAGAAAAGAAATTAGCAAGTGGATTTGCTGGTGAGTCTACTAGTGATAACTCGTGTAAATCGTAATTATGAATAACTCTACGCTCTTCCGACCCGTCGTCTGCTTTTTCCATTTTTGCATCTATAATATTTCCACCAATTGAAAATCCTGAATAAGTTCCATCAAGAACTTTTTCCCATGCATCTTGTGCACCCTTTGAAATGTATGCAGTTACGTAAACACCATTATATTTTTTACCAGTTCCCTTTTCATAAAAAGAGTCTTCCTTAAATTCAATCATTTTTCCTACAGCTGATGGCCCGTGCATTTCACGGATATTGCCTCTAAAGTTTTCAAAAGCATTTTTGCTTGCTTCAGATGTTACAATATCTCCGTGACGATCTACGTTATCTAGGGATGCAAATCCAGAAACAGTCCTTTTTTCCTTGTTAACTTTCGCAATCGGAAAGGAAAGGGCCATTGATGATTCACTGTTTTGCCAATAAGTTTTTTGTAGTTCCATATGTAATTTAAATAATAGCAGGATTTATAATTAACTCATAATTTACAGAGGTTATTATTTTACTTTTCTACCTTCACCTTGTGCATTTCTGCCACCCCCAGATTTATCTGGTGCATTTAAATTTCTTTGAGTATCACGTTCTCTATTACCATCCATCCTTGCGTCTGCTGCCTGTTGTGGTTTTAGATCTAGAGGCTCGTCTCCGCCTTCAATTGGAGCCAAGCCTTTTCGTGAACGGACTTCATTTGGAAGAATTACCTTATCTTTGAGATAAGTATCATCAATTCTTGCCATTGTTTCTTCATCTGTAAGAGACAACTCTTCAAATCTAAGAATAAATGCGTCTGTAAATTCAGCTAAAATTTTGTTAAGTTTATATTCAAGCTCTTCTTGCATTGGGCGACATACCTGCTCTTTAAATGTCTTATCCGCATCTTTAGCGTTTGCTAGTGATACTCCTGCAGGCATACCAATCTTACTAATAGGGACTCTATGAGCAATAAGAATGCGATCTCTGTTTTCTATAGCGTAATTATTAAATGAAGAATCTTGAACTCCCGCCTCAACTGGATCCATCTTAAATTCAACACGACCATTTTCACCATCTGATGGAAGCGGGATATAAAGTGTTCTGTGATTACGGCCTTTAAGTCCTGTTTGAAAAAATTCAAGCAGCTTACGCTCAGAATCTGCAGTTAACTTAGCACCCTTAACTGTAATAATATAACGTGGAACAGCTTTGTTTTCAAAATAATCTAGATTAAATCTTTGTGCAAATTCATCTCCAGCTACCGCATTCTTTGCTGATAGAATATCTGGAACTCCATAATATGTATTTGATGGAGTAAACTTTTTAAAGTGAATAACTTCGTTTGGCTGTGGGTCTGTTCCAATTTGATCTGGAGTTTCTGTATCTCCAAAATTTCTAAAGAAGGTGTAGCGATTATAAACAACTTGCACAAAGCCATCACGGTGACGACGAATACGCATAGTTGTTGTAGGAATATGACCTAAATAACCAATTTTTCCTGTAGCTGTACGACCAACTTCAAGATAAGCATTTCCTGTTGACTCTAGGTCTGTGTAAACTTTTTTCATATTTTCTGTAAAAGAATCATCTGAATTTAATGACTCTAAGTAGTCACGAAGTTCAACTTTTGCAGCTTCAATTTTAGTGCGAAGTCTATCTAGCTTTTTTGGTTCATCAATTACATCTTGTACTTTTTGAGTAACTTTGTATGTTTCTTCAAATTTATATCCTAGCCCAATTACGTTAGCAACTTTAGCATTAACTGCTGAGTGATGATACGGAGATACGTCATAAAGTTGTGACAAATAAAGCATATTAAATGGCGGCTGAACAATTTGAAATAATGAATAGCCTGTAAGATCAAGTGGATCAAGCTTCTTTGATTTAGCATCATCTACGCCAGTAAATGACTTTTCAAGTCTATTTGCATTACGGCGAATATTTGGATTTAAGCCATCCATTTTTTTAATATCATCCCAAGATTTAGCAAATGGATCTTCAAATGCTTCTGATGTATTGCCACCAAAGCCAAAATCTAGATTTGATCTAACTTGTACTTCATTATCTTCATTATCTTCGTTATCGTCCATGATTGTTACATTGTGTTCCATTATCCTAGTTTCATCTCCCGCATTTCTTTAACATATTCCATCATTGCAGGCATGTCCTGTGTATCTGGAATTAACCCCATATTTGATCTTGTCTTTTGTTCTTCAAGTTCATCGTCTGTTACTGTTCTATGCCCTGCAAAAAAGATAGGCTTACCTTCTGAAAGTCCATAATGCTTAGCTACTTCTTTAAGCTTTTTAATTTGTTTAATATCACCTTTAAGTGACGGGACACAGAGATATCCGCCTTCATCGTCCATTACTAAGGATTCATCTTCCATCTGCCACATATATAATCCCCAGTTGACTTCTTCTACGGGGGTAATCTTCATTTTTCCCATATCGCTATAATACCATTCTGTTTAGCTAAAGCGTAATAAATGTAATGCTGACTGCCATTTTTAATATGTATGATCATGTGAAATGACAGCAAGACCGCCATTTAAACTTGTTGCAGCTGATCCAAAGTATTCTAAAATGCTTCCAAGCGTAGTAGCGCTATCATAAACAATAGATGTTTTAGTTGCTAAATAAGAAAGATATCTTGTTTGAACATCAGTTGCAGATAAAGCATCTGGGAACATTGTAAAAAATCCATACATTGCTTGTGGGGAAGGAGTAGCCCCATCTGTGCTTCCATTAATGTATATTGGATTTGTTGTTGATGTATTATAAACAACTGTTACAAAATATGTTGCTCCAGGAACAATCGTGTAAGAACTGGTTGTTTGAGGCACACCATTAATATATAAAGTTCCACCTGATCCCAGATTATTTGTTAAAATATTTGTTCCGCTTGCAATTGATAAATCTACGCCTGCTACTGTTGCTGTATCTAGGATAGCTGCTGTATTTGCTGTAGTTCCAGCGTATTTAAACCAAAATTCTATTGTTTTATATGTTGTATTATTAGGAGATGTTATAACTGCAGCTCCTGGATATCCCGTCCCTGGTGTTTGATTTACAAAGTTTATACCTAAATTCTTTTCACGTTCAATTAATTTTAAGTCATGCTCTCTAATCATATAAGTCTTGCTAGAAACTGGTGAAAGAATAAAGCCACCTGAATCAGCAGATATATTTAAACTTTTTAAAAGTTTAATTGAAAGATTATCTAGTCTTGGTTGATTATCTAATGATGTGTCTGATGAATATATTTCTACTTTTATTAAAAGGCTTGCCGATGGATTGTTTATAGAATTTGCAATAAAAAATGGGACTAATTCATTACTATAAACTTGATACCATGTTGTTCCATTATCATAAGATGAATATACTTTAACATTTTTACCATTTATTATTGAAGAAAATGAACTTGCTGTATCCCAATAAATACTAATTCCTGCAAAATCTATATTTTGAGCTATTGAAAAATTATAAATCCAAGTTCCAGTTACAGATTGAGCAGTAGTTGTTTGTTGCATTGTAATACCAGATCTATCAGGAATAAGGTTTGAAAATGCACCTTGATTATAATCATCTGATGATACAAATTGTTTTTCTAAATGAATCATATCTTTTCTAAGTTTAATATCAAAATGATAAGCAGCTCCTTGTTGTGCAAAATGATCTGGTCCAGAATCTTTATCTGCCCAAAGCATATGATTTTTTATTTCTTGCACTGAAAGGTTGTGTGTATAAAATGCAAGATCATTTATAACAAAAGATTTACCTGCTGGAGCTGGCCCTACTTTGTATTTTACATATTCATTTATAACCATTGTAAATTTATCATCTGTTGGAATAGTAGTAGATTCATCGCATATACCGTTTACATAGATTTCTATTTTTCTTTCATTATAAGAAAGATATAAATGAATTTTTTTATCCCATGAAAATATACGTTTTTTTGTTGTATATGATCCGTTATTAGTATTTATTGTAAAATAAATAGAATCGTTTTGAGCATATGCCTCTACTATTATTGTTGAACCACTAACTACACTAAGAAGGTTTGTTTTTATGTTGGGGGCTTCATTAAATAATAACCAAAGTTCTGCTCCAAAAATCCCGCTTTCATAATTTTTGTCAAAAAAACTATAAGTATCAAAAATGCTTATAATAGAATTATCATTTAATTTACAACCATTTTTTGCAGTATCACTAAACAATCTAGAATTTAAAGTAAGAATATCTAAAAATGTAGGAAGCTGGGAACCAAAAGAAACAGCAGCGTGATTTTTATTTACAGATACATCTTCAAAGGTAATAGAACCAGATGTATAAGCATAGCTATCTTCAGAGTTAAGCCATTTTTGATATGAGTTATACTGTTCCAATATGGAGGCATAAGTACGCATAGTAGATGTTCCTGTTAAAGGCCAATAGGCTACAGGATCATCTCTAAGTACTACTTGTTGATATGACATATTAACTATTATACCTTTAAACTAGGATTATCTATAAATGTAGATTTTTTTATTTGCTTTCTAGCTTATCTAACTTTTCTGATAATTCCTGTATTGCTTTAACCAAGATTGGGATTAGCCGACCCTGTGTTGCTTCTAATTTGTCAGGATTTGCTCTCATTGTTAATTGCAAATATTCTGCCGCATCAAATGAATCTTCGGCTTCCATTATTTCTTGTGCTATAAAACCAGTATCTTTAATGCCTATTTTACCGCCATCCCGCATATTCCAATCAAATGTAACTGGATTTAATTTATTAACAAAGTTAAGACCAAGTTGAAGTGGGGTAATATTTTCCTTATCTCTCGCATCAGATAGAGATGTAATAGATGTAACCTGTGCACGGATAGCTGATATAGACGAGTTACCCAATGTAATTTCATTGGAGACTGTGGCGCTTGAAGGTTGTCCGTTAAGAATTATGTTATTAGAACCTGTTGTTAGTGTTGTTCCCGCTAGATTACCAATACCAACATTTGCTGCACCAGTAACGCTTTGTAATGCTTGATAACCTAATGCGGTATTCTGTGAACCGCCCGTACTTAAACCTATTGCACCATATCCAACGCTTGTGTTGTAATTTCCTGTATTTTTATTAAGTGAATTAAGTCCAAGCGCAGTATTGTTAAATGGTTGGTTATTAGTGGCGACTGATACTGGAACTTGAAACCCTGAACCGCCAGCACCAAGAGTTGCAGAAGAAGCAGAAAAGATTGTAGTTGTATCTGCGCCAGCACCTTGTGTTGTAATTGTTACAGTTGTTACTGCTCCGCCCGATACCACAATAGTTGCTTTAGGATAATAAAGCATTGCCGTACCTGATACAAGAGTCAAAGTAACATTCGTATAAGTTCCATCTGTATAACCACTACCACCAGTAATTGAACCTAATGTAATGGTTGTAACTGCGTTGAACTGTAAACTCGCATTACCTACGGCAGTATTACCAAATCCATAGTTGTATTGCATCGCTGTACTACCAATAGCAATATTGCTTGTAATGCCGTAATTGTTTTGAAGTGCTTGATAACCAATAGCAAGATTGCTGTTATTATTTCCGCCACCATAATTTTGCAATGCTTGATAACCAATTCCAACAGAGTTGTAATTTGTAAAGTTACCATTTAAACTCTGTAACGCCTGATAGCCAATAGCAACGTTTTGATAATTACCATTGGAACTCTGTAGCGCAAGATAGCCAAGTGCGGTATTTGTTCCACCGCTACCGCTATAACCTTGACCTACAGTTAAGCCTTGAACAGTTAATCCGTTGTTAAAAATATTATTGTTTGTAAAAGTATTTGCAGATGTAAGAAGTGATGTATTGTTTGCACCCTGAATACCTTGTATTCCTTGTGAACCAGTAGTTCCTTGTGCGCCTGAACCAGTTGTTCCTTGAATACCAAGAAATCCTTGCAAACCAGTTGTTCCTTGTGAACCTGTTATTCCTTGTGAACCGATAGTGCCTTGATTACCGACTGCGCCCTGTATACCTGTAGTTCCTTGTGAACCAGTTGTGCCTTGTAATCCTTGTGCGCCAGTAGTGCCTTGATTACCTAATAGTCCTTGAATACCTGTAATACCCTGTGAGCCAGTAGTACCTTGTATTCCCTGATTACCGATTGTTCCTTGAGTTCCTGTCGTGCCTTGTATTCCAGTTAATCCTTGTACGCCAATTACTCCTTGAGTTCCTTGTGTGCCAGTATTACCTTGAATACCTTGGGTGCCTTGAGTTCCCGTGGCTCCCTGTATACCTGTGGTTCCTTGAGTACCTGAACCAGTTGTTCCTTGAATACCGATTAAACCCTGACTGCCTGTTACTCCTTGTGTTCCCGCGCCTTGAATACCTTGCGTACCTTGTAATTGATTGTATCCGCCGCCTTGTAAACCTTGAGAGCCTTGAATTCCTTGTGCGGCAAATAATCCATTAAGTCCTTGAATACCCTGAGTTCCTTGTACGCCATCTCTACCGATATATCCAGCAGTACCTTGTATACCTTGTAATTGATTGTATCCGCCGCCTTGTAAACCTTGAGAGCCTTGAATTCCTTGTGCGGCAAATAATCCATTAAGTCCTTGAATACCCTGAGTTCCTTGTACGCCTTGATTGCCTTGAATTCCTTGTCTACCCTGTATACCTTGGGGACCAGCATTAGTACTTAAATATGCGTCAAGATCATATGCCAAGTACTGTAAATCTCTTGGAACATCTGGAGTATCTGTATATTGCGGGTATCTAAAACCCTTAGTGGATTGTAGGCTCATATGCTACAAGTATATCAAACTAATCAAAAAATGCAATTATTTGACTCCTAAATTTTTTCTAAATTATATTTAATTGATGATTTATAATGCTCGGGAATGTTTTCTTTCATTAATTTTTCAAATATATGCTTGGATTCATCTTTTCTACCCAGCCACCAAGCTGAGACTGCTTTTTGAAAATATAAACAATAAGATCCATAATACTCAACATCTATTGGCAAGGGCTCCATCTTTGATATATGAAGGAGTCCAATTTCTGCAAAAGTGTAGCATTGCTGCCATTTTTGTAATCTTTCATAATTTCTAGAAAGGACGTAATATGCTTCTGGTCTTGCAGGTATGTGTTGTATTGCTTGCAACAAAGCATTTTCTACAGTATGCTCTCTTCCATTTTGATCAGCAACACAATAAGAAATTCTAATTAACGATGAATAAGTTAAAATTGGATTAGAATCAAAACCATATTCTGCAGATCTTAAATAAAATGACATTGCTGCTGCAGTTTGACCAATTTTTTCATATTCTTTTGCAATATTAAAATTATTTTGTGGATTAAACATATCATGAGATGCATTTTCAATTAATTTTTCAATTGTTTGCATGTTTTATTGCCTCCTGAATCATTTCTTCAACAATTATATTTGGAACTTTTAATATAAATGCGGCGTTATCAACAAATCCAAATGTTAATAATAAATCATCTCCTAATTTTGCTGCACCTGAACAAAATTCAATATCTGCATCTAAAAATGAAAAGTTTTCTGGAGACAATCCAATTAAATTATAATCTTTATCCCATACGCAAAGTCTATGACGATATATGCCATTTTTTTGATTAAGATAGTTATTCCATAATAATACTTCATGTGGGACTGAAAGATAATAATTATTCCAGGGTATCATTTGAGACCCGCCCCTTTGATCCAATCCAACATTAAAAGTTTCTTTTAGAGAAACTTGTTCAATATTTGGCGGGTTAGTAGGAAGAGCTTTTACAATTTCAGTAGGAGAAGTCCATTTAACAAAGTGGTATGGTTTATCTATAATAGGATACCAATTTTTTTCACAATATGAACCATCATCTCCAGGTGCAGGAATTCTTATTCTTGATATTTCTTTTGCAGTCCATTTTTTCTTATTAAGTTTAATTTCAGAATATTCCATACGACCTTGACCGTTTGTAGTAGTATCTCTACGAACTCCAATTAAATAATATTTTTTATTCCATTGAACAACACGGGCATCTTCTAATCCAACAAACTCCCAAAGCGGGGGAGAATCAAGAGCACTAGTATCTACTAAGCAATGATCAGTCATATTAAAATCTTTATCTAATCTACATAAATAATTATATGTTCTAAGATTCATATCTTTTTCTGGATGCAAATATGCCAATGGTCCCCAACTTGAAGGAAACCTCATATTTTTTTCAGAATGATAAAGTGAATAATTAACATGTCTTAGATTAACAAGGATATCTCCATCATCATCTATAAAAACGGAGGGATTCATTAATCCCGTCCCTTTATTTGATCCTTCTTTTATAAGAATTGGCGCTAATTTACCACCGTTTTCAACGGCTCTTTGAACTAGATTCATCTATTGATTATATCCTATCGAACTAGTTATTGTAAAGTTTCATCAAGGTTTACTTGTGTAATCAAAGTATAATCACCTTGACCGCAAATATTACACTTGGTAACAACCTGCTGATCTTCTGGATTGCGTACTTCAACATAGAAGTGATTACAGCAAATTGAGTTGTATTCGTATTTGATAGCCATTGTTTTCCTTTACCAGTAGATTCTTACTTCGCCACGACCACCAGTGCCAGCAGTGCCTAGTGTGGAAGCAGCGCCTCCACCACCTCCGCCTGCTCCGCCTTGTCCGCCATTATTCAAAACACCAGTAGCCGTTCCTGCTGGATAACCATTTGAATAACCTGCTTCGGAATATCCAGCACCACCAGCCCCGCCACCAAAAGTTGTTCCAGTTCCACCAGTTGCGGTTCCACCATTGTAGAAATCACCAGTTCCACCAGCACCGCCTGTACCTGTTCCTGCTGTTCCCGCTGCACCGCCACCACCAGTAATAAGACCGCGACCACTAGCACCACCAGTTATATTTCCAGTAACAGTTGGAGAACCATTACCACCGCCTGATGAAACACCTGCTAAAGCAGTACCACCACTACTCGCATAATTGATACCAGTTGAATTTGCAGTATCAACAGCAGATGCTCCTGTGTAAGAAGTAGTTGAGGCGCGACCTGTTGGAGTTGTTGCTCCACCAGCGCCACCGCCAGTTGTTGAGTTCAACCCGCCCGAACCGCCACCAGCAAAAACCATTCCGTAAATACTTGGTAATCCGTTAGCACCAGCACCAACAGTTGATGAACCAAGACCACCTGTACCAACAGTTACCGAGTTTGATACATAAGTCCAACCAGCAGAATATCCACCTGCTCCACCGCCACCACCGCCACCAGTTGTCTGTGTGCTTCCTGCGCCACCACCGCCGATGACGATTGCATAAACTCGATTGATACCAGTTGGGATTATGTCTGCACCTGTCAAAGTATAAGTTCCCGTTGCGGTAAAAGTCCGTTGCAGTTTTAGTCCGTAAGGAGTATCAGTAAATGATGAATTGTTATAGATTGATGCGCTCATAGTTATCTCCTAGTAAAAAAGGTAAAGTATTCCTGCGCCACCTATTGAAGCAGTACCGCCAGTTGGTGCAGCACCCCCACCACCCCCACCAAGTCCACCTGCGCCACCAGCATTTCCTGATGCGTCTCTGCCATTACCTGCAACTCCAGCACCACCACCACCTGCGCCAGCAGTTCCAGTACCAGTTGAACCATTACCACCTGTGTAAGTTGTTGATGGGTTTAGAATTGAAATTCCAGTACCACCATTACCGCCTGTTCTGCTTCCAGTAGTTGTACCCGCGTGACCACCGCCACCACCAGCAAAACCTGAACCGCCATTACCAGCAGTAGAAGCAGTAGATACTCCGCTTATTCCAGCAGTTCCACCACCACCACCTGAAATTCCATTACCGCCGTTACCAGCAGTAGAAGAACCACCTGAGCCGTATGTGCCATATCCACAGCCACCATTAGCACCAACACCTCCATTGAGAGATGTTGCAGTTCCATTAGTCCCATTTGCCATACCCCAATAATTGCAAGCAATGTTATTCAAATAACCACCATAAGAAGTTATGCCACCACCAGATGAAGGTTGACCGCCTACTGCAATTATATTTCCATAGCGCGTATAACCACCGACACCACTAGTAACACCAGCACCAACTATGCAAGATGAACTTGCAAAAGTCCAGCCCCACGAAATCTGTCCAGCACAACCTGAACTTCCATTAGCACCAGCAGAACCACCGCCACCAGCGCCAACTGCAATAGCATAAACAAAGTTTATTCCTGCGGGAATTGTTATGGAAATTGCACCAGTTTTTTGAGCAATACCGCCTGAAACATAAGTTCCTGTTGCAGCATTTGTTACTGAAAATTGAGTAGATGAAAGCGCAGTTGCACCAGAGCCCGCAATAACTGTAGCATTTTGTAAATTATACGCAACTGGGTTTACACCATAAATTGAAACAGTATCACCAGCCGAATAACTATTTGCAGCAGTATAGGTAACAGTTCCACCCGAAGCAGTCACATTGGTAATATCAGCCATTCCAACACGTTGTTGAAGAAACAAGCCATAAGGCAAGTTGAAGTGTGTATTTGTCCAAGGCGTGACATTAGAACCAGTCATACCAGTTCGTACTGATGCACCTGCTTGACCTCTGCGATTTGGATTAGCCATTAGGAAATCCTGTTGACATAACCTGAAATTGTGATGACTGATGCAGTTGCAGCAAAAGCTGCAACTGAGTTTGCACTAGCTGGGCTACCGCCTGTGCCTGTCAATGGCAAGCCAGCAACGATGAGAACATCGCCTGATTGTGGAGCAAGAGTGATTGGCTTTGCGTGTTGGACTGCGCCTGTGCCACCGAACTGAACTGTGAGCAATACTGGGGATGTGGATGTGTTGTTAGCGTAGAGCCACACTTCATCAATGACAGATGATGAAGTTCCTGTGGAATGAATAAGTGTACCAGCTGTTCGATCAGTTGCATTAACTGTAATTGGCTGACCCTGTGTAGATTGTGAAAGAAGCTGTTTGCTATACGTTGCCATAATTTATATTATACCATTTCCTATCCAAATACCTGCATTGATATTACTGCTTGATCTGATTCATAGATTGCGTCAGCGCCGTTGGTTCCATTGGTGCCGTTTGTACCGTTGGTTCCGCTAGTACCTTGAAGCCCTTGAGTTCCTTGAATGCTTTGCATACCCTGTATACCTTGCACACCCTGTGTGCCAGAACCTGTTAAACCTTGCACACCCTGTGTGCCAGAACCTGTTAAACCTTGCACACCCTGTGTGCCAGAACCTGTTAAACCTTGCACACCCTGTGTGCCAGA